ATTCATTTGTATCGATAAGAATTTCTTCCCTTGACGAGGGTCCATAGAATCTAGGCTCATGTTATTAGCCTGTTCATGGCTATAACCCTGATTCCTGTAATATGTGTAACTCGTAATATAAAATGTACCCATACTTACAGTAAGAATTGAACCAAGATTATGAACAGCACCTACTTGTTTTGTAATTTCTGAATATCTTGTAACCTCATCTGGAGTTAATTCCCTGCCTTCTCTCTTTGCTTTATCCATTGCTTTTTGCAATGGAGACTTAAAGCCAAACCTTCCCCCTGAAAGACCATATCCTAATCCATCAGTGCCGCCTGTCTTTGCAATATAAGCAATACCAGCTATTGCATCTGCAAATACAGAAGCAGTTGCTCGTGTAAGCCTTGGTGAAAGACCTACCCACATATTTTCAATTGTTTTAGATCCAATACTTTTTCCAACATCTGTCGTATTGTATGCACCTGTAAGGTTTGATATTTCATGCTTGAGTGACTGTCTAGCCTGTGCGCTAACATTTCCAAATTCATCAGCATACTTTGGTTCTAATATTTCTAACCACATAACTCTTGCATTCAATGCGCCAGCATTATAAGAACGCTGAAATGCTCCAGCTAATGAGTAAAATTTTCTTGTAAAAGGATTGCCTCCTTTTATATCTACTGGGGTTTGAATGTAATCAAGATATGAATTTATATCTATTCTTCCATCACGCATAAGATATTTAAATGTTTCATTATCCCCTGTACCAAGACCCATATCAACAAGTTTTTGTATTTTATTCATAAATTCAGGATCTCTTCGTAATGCACCAGCCATCCAGTTTGGATTGTAAAATGCAGAAAACTGATACTCCGTTATCCTCTTCCATCGCAATGGATCACGAAACAATAGTGGCAAACCTATAGTCATCGAGAATGCAAGGTCAAAACCTGTTGAGGTTAAACGCCAAAAGTCAGCTATGTTTGAAAATCTTCTTGCAACAGCCCCTGGTCCTGCTAATTCTGGGGATGTACCTACAAGGCTTTCCATTCCTTTAAATGACTGTTGCAATAATTTTAATGTCTTTATGTCAACTATAAGATTATTAAGACCTACTCTTCCTAATGGATCAAGTTTCATATCATCAAACCCAAACACTGTATTCATCTTCTTAAAAGAAAGCATATTGTCTGTATTATTTGCAAAAAACATTCTTCCTGGAATAGTTAATCCTGGTAAATCATTAATACCTTTAGCCTGACTGCCGCCTGTTTTTATAAGTTCATCACGAATTTCTTTATCAGCCTTGGCCATCTCTTTTGCAAACTCTTTTTCAATATCAGCTTTTTTTTCGGCTTTTTCTTTTTTCAGTTGCGAAGTGGTTTTCTTTAAGGTTTTTTTATTTCTGACTGGCCGTGTTATTGTTTGTGGCTTTGGTTTTAATATTTCAGAAGCAGGGATAAATATCTCTCCATCAGGCTGCCCTGATACCGTAGTTTTAATATGATCACGAACTTGCCTGCCAGACATTCTTATTTGATGCTCTGATAAATCAGGGAATATATTTTTAAGCCATGCCATATATTTATCATCCTGAGCAGACTTAGATACTTGAGCTACAATGAAAAGAGCTTTATCTATATCACTTTCAAAATCAGGAAGATAAGGAGTGGATCCAATGTTATATCTTGGCTTTGCTGTTATTAAATTACTTGGTAAATTGAATTCTGTCGTTGTTATTGTTACTGTTTTTACACCAGCTTTTGCCTGTGCTGTTTCTTCAACAATATCATTAAGCTCGGCATATTCTTTATCTAGTCTGGTGAGTGCTATAGCCTGTTTTTCTTTTGCTTTATTAATAAGGTTGATAGCTTTATCAACAAATTCTTTAGCATCCTTATTAAGGTTTTCATATTCTATTGGATTTTTATCCTTAAGTTTTGCAATGGTATGTATTAAACCTTTTTCTTCTATGGCAAATCCAACATCTGGGTCAGTAACAACAGCTCGAAATTCTCTTAATATTCTTGCTCTTAAGGCTTCTTTTGTAAGTAATTGTATTTGAACAAGAGGGTTAAAATCATAGTCAACTCCAGCAGCAACACCCTCAGCTATAGATGCATAAAATCTTTTTGATTGTTCGCTTGATCTACTTAAACTTCTTTTACCATTTGCAAAGGAAATAACATCGCGTGGCATAAGTCTTCTACCACGAATATTTGCTCCCTCTTCAAGAACATTATCAACAAGAAGCATTGTTTCAGTTAATGCATCAGAAATTGAGTCAAGGGTAAACCGTGTTTGCTCAGAGCCATACATGGTTGTTTTATTAAACAACTCATCAAATAGTGAATTCCTTTGTTCCCAAGATAAAGGGTTACCATCTTGGTCATAAAACAATTTTTTATAATCAAAGGTTTTTTTCCCATTTACCAGTTCATCACCACGGAACTGTCTTCGTGGAGGATTATCAGGATCAATAATGTAACTACCCTCAGCGTCCTTTACGTACTTCTTTCCTGAAAGAAATAAACTCCCTAGCAATTTTTCAGATTGAGAAATAGATAAGTTTTGAGCATACATATGTGCGTTATACATTTCAAAAAGATCATTTGCATATACCGCAGATTCATCTCCTCGTGCCACTGCATCGAGGTATTCCTGTTTACCCCACTGCCCCTTAAGAGAAGTATTTGTTCCCTGATACACAGGATACGAATCATAAAATTCCATGAATTGATTTTTTCTAGCAGGAGATCCTCTTCTAAAAGAAGCTGGTATCCCACGAATACCCATTTGAGGAGTAACACGACCTGGTGCATTTGTAACAATGCTTAAAACAAGTCTGTTTATATCTTGGTTTGCTCTATTTGAAATAGATTGTAATTTTGATTCAGCCGCAGCAATAACCATCTGCGCCCAGCTATTGCTAACCCACCATCTGTTCACTGACCCTACTGATTTATCAAGGAGATTTGCAATACTTTTATGGAAAAATCCAACTCCTGATCCACCAAGAATTCCCTTCGTAACATAATTTGCAATGAGGGCTCTCTCTGACTGTCTAAACATTCTTCGAGCAGCAGGGACTATAGATTTTTCAAATCCTGATATATATCTTCCACCGTTTTGATAAATAGTATCTGGATCTGGAGTTTCATTATTTTCTAAAACTGATTCTCTTACTGGTAAATCATCTGTACTTTCTGATGTTACATTCTTAATAGGATTAGCTGTTTGCTGTCCATTAAAATCACTAGTTGGATCATGCATAGTATGAAGTTGAGGATTGCCACTTCTTCTTGTTCCAATCGGGTCTTCTGCCATCTCATTTGCAACTTCACGAAAGTTCTCTTGCGTTGATGCAATGGACTCTCGTAATGTTTGAACACTTCTATCAATTCGAGCATTCTGGGCAGGACTAAATGCAGATCGTGGTTCTCTTACTGTAATCAAAGTAACATCAGGATTAGTAACCAAATCAGTTAACTTATCAACAACTTCAGTATTTGCTATATCAGGGTCATCTAATATTTTTTTGTAAGCATTAATATTTCTTATTTGACCAGCACTTATTAATCTTTTGTTTGCAAGAATACTAAGTAAGGCAGCACCTGGAACGGCCCTGCCAGCTATGTCATACGTTTTTGTAAGTAAATTATTTATTATTTCTTTATCAGGATTTATTTCTAAAGAAAGTTTTCGCTGCTCTTCAATTGCTCGTTTGTATAAATTAGCAGGAGTTCCCTCAATATCAATATCCTGATTTTTCATTTTTTCAGATGTTATTTTTTTTGTATGAACAATAATTGCCTTAGCTTGTTTAAATTCTATTGCTTCTTTTAATCTATTTTTAAATTCAGCAGGGATTGTTCCAGCATAAGCATCTGTCCATTTACCATCTACTGCATCCCAATTATCATCTATTCGTATTCTTTGGACACCATTAGGATAGGTTCCTGCTTCAATAACAATATCTTCAATAGCTTGAGTAGCCTCATCTAATTCTTCCTGCGCTTTTATTATTTGTTCATCTATTTCAAGTTTTTGGTCATCCCAATTTTTTTTATTTTTAAGTTTACTTTTTATTATTTTGTTACGCTTATTAATTTTTGAAGCTAAGGTAACTGCTGATATTTTTTTACCTAATTTATCTACTACTTCATTTAATTCTTTATCTAATTTTGCAGCGGCTCTTCGTGATGCACGTTGTTGTGCTACTATATGGGCTTCAAGTTCATCTTGCCTTACATAAGCTACACGAGGAGTAGGGTCAGCAGGATTAACTCTTTGTATAGTTTCTGCTACATCTTCAGCAACTGCATTTGCTGAATATGCATCTGGTGCTTCAATATTTATTTCTGAATCTGGAGTTTCAACTTTGGCTTCTACCGTTTCAGGATCAGGTAACTTCTTTGGTCGAGCCATCCGATAAAGTTTTGTTGCTCCTTTACCTAAAACAAAATCCAATGGCAGTTCAGCCGCAAGCCTTCCTACATCAATTGTTTCTATCTTTACATCTGGCCCTGCAATCCATTCTGGAATTTTTATATCAGGGTTATTCCAAACAAAACCACTTTCAGCTTCAGCACCTGCTTCAAGCCCTGCCCATGTCCTTGCAATCCAGTTCTTGTCAGCGTTCTCTGCGCTATTAAAAGCAGTTTCAAATGTTTTTTCTAATTCCTGCTCACCAGGTAAAAGCTTTTGTATCCCATACAGTGTTGAGGTTGCAAATGGATCATAGACGTTTTCACCAAACCATCCTAATGCACCCAATGCTTGACCTATTAGTGGCGCACGGACAGCGGCCCCAAGGACTCCACCGCCCTCGATAAATCCTACATCCCCTGGTTCTTGTGGAACATCTGGGTATCTCCACCTATCCTCTGGTAAAGGTGCAGGAACAACGCCTTGTGGAGTTGTTGGTGCGGTAGCTCCAAATGGAGTTTGTGCTTGTTGTGGTTGGGTTGTACCAACGCCTATGGCAGCAAGAAGAGTGGCATCATCACGCACCCCTTGATCCCAAAGAGCTTTCATCTTTGCTTCTTGTTCAGGAGTGAACGCCATTAGTAGGTTATCCATCGCGCACTAGGCGCAAACATCCTTTGTCCCATTGGACCTGCTCCATATCCTGACCTTGCATATGGGCTTTCTCTTCTAAATCTGTCGTATCCTGTGAATGAATACAATGGGCTAGATACATCATAGAACTGAGATGGGTACTGTGTTTTAGGACCACCATAGAAACTGCTTGCTGGGTCTTGTGTCAGTTGTTCCATTGTTGGTGGTTTTCTTCGTGTAAAGATATCTTTTTGAAGAAAGTCTTGGAACCGCATAGTAGGCACATTGCCCTGTCGCATCTGCCGTGCAAGCTCACCAATATACTCACCCTGAATCTGATTAAACTGATTCTGGTAATAGCGGCGCATAGATGGAGTCATGCGTGTAGCAGGGTCTTGCAAGAAACTCTGATAGAGCGCACGAGGCTGTGTTTCTAGGAAATCATCAAAGTTTAGAAAGTTTTGTTCAGCCATGTTATCCCCCTAATCCTCCTGGAGTGAAGCTAGAAACTGCTTTTTGTCCTGCTGGAGATAGATAATTTTGAAAACCCTGACTTACAGGAGTATCACCAAACAGTGACAGCAAGCTTCGCTCTGGTTGTGCAAGCATTGCATATGTTAGTTGCTGTGCTATTCGATCCCTTGCATCTGACCTAAAGTATGGAGACATCTGCCCAAGTGTTGGCGCAGCCAATGCTCCTATCAATCGCTTATTTGTTGGGTCTTCAAGGTCACCAAGGTAAGAGAGCAGTTCCTGCCTGTAGGGATCGGTAGTCCTTGTTCTGTCTTGTAATGTAGCAAGCAGGTCAGCTTGTTGCGCTCTGAGTTGTTCACCTGAAAGCCTACCCAAACTAGGTGCGCCTCTAGCAAATTCTTCAAACCCAGGCTGGAATTGAGGAGCAAGTCCTCCTAATGCCTGTTGTGATGCTTGAGCTAGTTCCAATGCATACCGTGGTTCTATGAAACGATTGAAGTAATCCTCAACACCCTGCTGTCCAAACTGCGATAGCTGTGGTGTTTGAATTGGGTTTCCTGCTGCATCAGTAAGGAACTCACCTGTTGCTCCCAAGCGTGTGAACTGCTGAAAAGGACTTTGCAATCCATACAATTCACCTCTCAGTTGCTCTAGCCCCATCGGAGTTGTGGCTTC